CGTATCAAAGAGCGTGGCTCTGCTAGTCTTGATGACAACCCCTATATTTGGCAACTTGAGAAAATGAATGAGATGGGCCTACTCAATGAGGATAATGTCAAGCTCATTTCTGACCGTTCAGGCATTGCTGAGGAGCAACTTAGACATGTCATCCAAAATGAGGGCTACAAAATCTATAAAGACACCAAACAACAGCTTTTAGAGGCGACTGGTGGCGGTGGTTTTGCTGGCAACTCTATCATTCAGACCAATCTAGCTGCTTATGTCAATCAGGCTATGGGAGATATAGACAATCTCATCAATACCACTCTACCAATGAGCGTCAGAAAGGTATATCAGTCCATAGTCCAGGAGAGCGTGGCCAAGGTTGTTACAGGGCTCACTACCTCAGACAAGGCTATCTCTGATACTGTCATGAAATGGGCTAAAAAAGGCTTTTACGGCTTTACTGACAGCCAGGGCAAACACTGGAAAGCTGACACATACGCTAGGCAAGTCATCAAATCGACGGCTTGGCGTGTCTATCGTGAGGTCAGAATGGCTCCAGCTGAGGAGTTGGGGATAGATACCTTTTACTATCACAAGAAAGCCACAGCAAGAGAGATGTGCGCTCCTTTGCAACATCAGATAGTAACCACTGGAGTTGCTAGAACAGAGGCTGGGGAGCGTATTTTGGCGCTATCAGACTACGGCTACGGTTACGCTTGGGGATGTCAGGGTATTAACTGTACTCATGAGATGACTCCATACATTCCAGGAGCCAACTACAAGCCCGATTTACCCGACGAGTTGAGAGACTTGACACCAGAGCAAGCGATAGAAAATGCAAACGCACAGGCTAAGCAGAGGGCCCTAGAGAGGTCTATCAGACAGTCAAAGGAATTTCTACACGTTGCAGAAAAACTAGGAGACAGCGAGCTGATAGACAAGTATAAGAGCAAGGTTAGGATCCAACAGGGAGCCATGAGAGACTATCTCAAACAGCACCCTTTCCTACACCGTGATTATGCTAGAGAGAAATACTATGACGACCCTTATACTAAAGCTAAGAAAGAGGTTAAGGCAAGGAAAGAATTGGATAAATTAAACGAACTAAGAAAACCTAGGCCAGTTTCTCAGTTAAAATCCGATTTGACAAAGGCTTACTCAGCTATAGAAAGAAATCCTGATATTTTAAGAGGTGAATTACAAAAACTGTTTAGCCGTAGCTATGACCTAGGAACCCTACCTAAAAGCTCAGTCTTGGGAGAACATTCTGGAGCAAGTGTACAAATACCAAATCACATGTTATCTTACATCTTGACAAAACATAGGGGTCAAATATCATTAGAGGAATTGCAGAACATAGATAAGGTTATTCAAAATCCTAATATTTTATCAGAGGACATAAAAGGTCGAGCTAATACATTTAATTTGATGAAACAGATGCCTGATAAAAGATTTATGGACGCTGTAGTTATGGATAAAAATGGGAAAGTTGTAACCCATTTTATGATGATGAACGAAAAGAAAGGAACAAAAAAAGTAAATAAACTTATAAAAAGCGGAAGAAACTATGACATTTTCGAGGAATGATGATATAATATTACTGAGGAAATGAAGTAGAAAAATATCGGACGCACACGCACCCGAAAGGGTATCTGAGAGGTGGGGAATGTCCGTCCCACCATTTCCTAAGCGCTTAGAAAAATCTAGGCGCTTTTTTCATGCAATAAATTGCTATAAAACACTATAAACCGAATGGAAATCCATACGGTTTTTTATTTTGCCCTGGAGCATGGCGTAAAACTGTCTTAATTTGTCCATGTGACGTAAAAAAGGAGGAGTTAAGACATGAGTCTTAAACGTGAAATGTTAGTTGAGGCAGGTATCGAGGACAAGGCTGTCATTGACAATATTATGCAAGCGTACGGTGCAGGTATTGAAAATGCCAAGTCACAAGCCAAGTCGGAACTACAAGCCGAAAACGAAACATTAAAACAACAGCTTGAGCAACAAACCCAAGCTATCAATGAACTACAGGCCAAAGAGGGAGCAAGTGCTGAAAGCAAACAACAGCTTGAAGAACTAAAAGCCCAATTTGACCAGTACAAGCTGGATAGTGAGGCAAATCTTGCTCAGATCACTAAAACAAATGCTGTAGCCCTTGCTTTGAAAGATGTAGGAGCTTACAACTCAGAGGACTTGATGAAATTCATTGACCTAGACAAAATCGAGCTAGGGGAAGATGGGAAACCTCAACTAGAGGACACAATCAACTCACTCAAAGAGTCAAGCCCTTACCTATTTCAAGCTGAGGACAAGCAGCCTAACCCTAATATCTCTGTCCCAGGCAATCCATCAGCAAGTAATGCAGATGACGGCTTGAGTGCAGAGGACAAAGCCCTTTTTGCAGGCTTTGACAGCGTATAATACTAAACTAAAAAGAAAAGAGGAAAATATAAATGGTAGTAAACTACGCAGAGAAATTCAGTCAGAAAGTAGATGAGCGTTTCGCAAGAGAGGCTCTCACTACTAACATCATCAATCAGGATTTTGATTTCATTGACGCTGAGACAGTTAAGGTCTACACGGTCGAAACATCAGCAATGAATGACTACAAGACCACTGGTCAAAATCGCTACGGTACAGCTGATGAGCTTGGAAATAGCGTGCAAACTATGACGCTTTCTCAAGACCGCTCATTCACATTCACGATTGACAAGAAATCTCTACAAGGAACAAATGGCGCTATGGCTGAGGGCAAAGCTCTAGCACGTCAAATTTCAGAGGTTGTCATCCCTGAGGTTGATAAATACCGTCTTGCAAAAGCCGTGGCAGGCGCTGACACAGCTCATGTTGCTACTGGTGCAGTATCTAAGACTAATGCTTATGAGCTAGTACTTGAGGGGCAATCTAAACTTGCAGACGCTCTAGTCCCTGTGGCTGGCCGTATCTTGCATGTGTCTCCTAAGTTCTACAAGTTGATTAAACTTGATGACACTTTTGTCAAAAACTCTGACCTTGGTCAAGAAATCACTATCAAGGGTCAAGTAGGTATGATTGACGGCATGCCAGTAGTGTTGACACCTACTACTTACTTGCCTACAGGTGTTGAGTTTGTCATCGCTCACTCAGCAGCTATCACATCTCCAGTAAAATTGGAAGATTACAAAATCCATGACAACCCACCAGGTATCAACGGTAAACTGGTTGAGGGGCGTATCCGCTATGACGCTTTCGTTTTGGACGCTAAGAAAAAAGCTATCTACGTTCACAAATCAGCATAAGGAGGCTAGCTAATGGCTAAGAAAAAAGAAGAAACC